CCGCCATTGGGCTTGAGTTCCATAAGAAATGTTTTGACTAGCCACCGCAATCCCATTAGCAGGGTTGAGGCTATTCCTAGAATGGTGGCAACAAGCATTGCCCAATCGGTAGGGGTCATTTACTGGCTCCTTATACGGATCTAATAGTTGCAATAAGAACTCCACCAAAACCAGTGAAGCGCTTATCTGTAGGTGTTTTGTTGATGAAATCTAACTCTTCGATGAGTCCAAGGAATGATTCTCCTGTGCGGAAGTCTTCGATACGGATGGTATCGCCATTGTTTTCAATAGACTCAAGAGCCTGCATACGCTGCCAAGCAGAGCCTTCGTATCCAATCTCTACTCCGAACTTATCTGACTCGTGGTCATAGCAGAATAGCGGGTACTGAATCAAGCGCTGACGTGGGATTGCAGGTAGCGACTTGACTTGGTAACCAGTAAACAATGGTCCACTTGTGATGTCACTTGTTGATGGAGTAATCACAAACTTGAACGCTAGGTATTCCTGCGGGATGTTTGGATATGGCACGCCAGTTTCAGTAACGTCCGAACCTTGTGGGTAGTTACCGATTGTGTACTCGGTATCATCTGCTGTAACAGACTTGACCACTAAGCCACCATCGGTGGCAATGAAGCGAGGAAATACCAGCTTGAATATCTTTGGCTCTAGTGTGTTATAGCGGATATAACCAGTCTGGATATACCCTTCCCATACTAGGTCAGTATCAGATTCAACATAGACGTGACCATCGGTACCGTTGTTATTGGTGGTAAAAGCAAGTCTGTCTGTTCCATTGATGAAAGCACAGGCAGTTGTATAGCGCCCTGTGACACGATCAAATTCGCTTTCTGGATAGTAATAAGTATCCCAAGCGTAAGGAAATACAAGCGGAGCAATCTGTGTGCCAAGGTCAATGCGTGTGGTACCAGGAGCGCCATCTACGTTAGTAGCGCACCAGACATACTTGTCACGAGCAGCAAAGTCATAGACTGGTTGCTCCGATTCAAAGACCAATGGTCCATAGGCTATAGATCCGTCATCGGATACTGCCGCTACTCGAACACCTTTATCTGTACCAATGAGCATATAGCCAAGGTAGTAATAGATACGGAAGATGCGCTCGCCAACAGGCATCTCAGCAGCAGTGATAGCGCTGGTCAGGGTAGGCATAGCACCTGCGGTAGTCAGTGTGAACTTCTGGATATTGGATTGACCGCCTGAGTAGCCAGCCAAATAAATAGCAGCACCGCTAGATGTAATGCTGGTGTATACAAAGTTATCTACTGGGTGGGTATAGACCAGCGTTCCTCCGCCAGCACCTGTCAAGGCAGTTGCGTTTGTAGGAATCTCATAGACTCCATTATTGATAACGGCAACAATACGCTCTTTAGTAAACTCAAGGACTGCATTGTTGACAATGACAGATGAGGTCTTCCACATCAAGGTCGGTGATACAGTGGCATCATCATTGAGTAACTTCTTGTACATAGCAGTACGGTCAGTTCCAGAATCATCAATGAGTGATATCCAGTAGGCATAGACTCCATCATCACAGACTGCGTAGATTCGATAGGCACCTACTACTGCATAGTCTTGGAAGTGTGTGTCATTACTAATGACAGTACCTGTGGCTGCAGTAGAGGTTACATTGGTGGCAGTTTTAGCATAGGAGAAAGTGGTGCTAGTGACTGCGGTAATTGTGTATGAGCCATTGAATGTGGCATCTACTCCACTGACTTCTGCTGTCATACCTACAGCCATTCCGTGAGCAGCCGCAGTTGTTAGGGTTGCCACGTTAGATGTCAAAGCCTTGTTGGTAATGGTTGCAGTAATGGTTGGATAAATCTTGTTCAGGTCATAGCCGTCAAGCAATAAGCATCCGTCATAGGTGTTACCACTCTTGGTCCACTTGATGGATCGCAGGAATTGTCCTGGTCTGCCATTGCTATAGATAGTGTTGGTAGTGTTATGGCCTTGGGCTACGTCGTAGATTAGAGTTGCCTGACCTTTGGTCCAGACATCTACACCCTTGGACTCCTTGTACTGGAAGCGTAGCGACTCATCTTGAGCAGGCTCGAAGTACTTGATGCCCTGACCTAGATGAAAGGATGACTGGGATCTGAACCACCAACCAGTGAGTGACTGCTCTCCAGCTTCACGGGTCTGGTCATACTGCTGCTTGCGATACTGAGCAGTGACGCGGCGATACGGAGTATCGTCAGAGGTAGCCAAGAAGAATGGTTGTCCACCGATAGCAATGTCATACGCCTCACCAGTAGATGAGTAGTTGATTGCTCCAACTGGGTTGGATAGTACATAGGGAATACCTTCTGTGATGTCATCGCCATAGGGGGCCAAAGACTTACTCCTTACTTAGAGAGTGCTGCGATTTCTTCTGCGGTCAAACCAAGTGCTGCCAGTTTCGCTTCGGCTGCTGCTTTTGCTTGAGCCTTGGCTGCTTCTTCTGCTTCACGTGCTACTTGCTCTGCTTCCCAGGCTAGGCGGCTTTCTTCCATCTGTGCAATTTCAGCGTCAGTCAATTCAATGATTGTCTCTTCGCCTGTCTCGCAGTTGATTTCCACTTTAGTTGGTTTTGTCATTATTGCTCCTTAGTTTTTCTTGATTCCATATAGATAAAAAGTTGAATCTGCAATAATACTAGCTCCAAATGTTGGATAAAAATCAATTCTACTTATTGTAGATGTAGGAATAAACTGTCCAGCAGTTCTTGTAATATACCAGTTGGTGCTTGAATCACTTTCAGATGCAGTAAACATTGTCATAGGTTTACTGGTGGCCGATGTATAATTTGGTATATAAATCTCACCAGATGAAAAAGCGTTAGTAGTAGCGGTAACAGCAGTAGCCGCTACGTGTACAATATCACTTGTATTTGCTCCTCTACTTGTGCCTGCAGAGGTTGATGAAGCGTTGAGTTGTGTATAGCTGTAATTATTGACCGTTGTAACATTGTTCAATCTAAGCGAAAATTGATCATAGGGCCATCCAGAACGATTTGTTCTTGCTGACCAACGCAATACAAGGTCTGTATATGTTGATGGTATTGAATTGAAAGTAATTGTTGCTTGATTTGAACTTAGTGTTGTGCTTGCGATATTGATATAAGTGATTGGCATTTACGTTTCCTATGCTCTGAGGATTCCGTATAAAGTAAATGTTGAGCCAGCGACCCAGGTAGTAGTATTATCTTCAATGGTGAATTGAATTGAAGAAATTGCAGCAGTTGTCTGTGCCAGTAGAACTTCTGAAGAAATTGCTCCAGAGCCATTTCGGTCACCTGCAAAGTCAACTAGTGCTATCTTATTTGCTGCGGTTGATGAATAATTCATAAAGTCAAACGACATATACGTCTGATTGAGATTAGTAAAGCTATAAGCTGGAATGTTCCAAAAATCTCGACCTTGTTGTGCTCCAGTTGATGCAGCATTACCATCTCCACTGAGTCGCCTGAAACTATATATAAAACTAGTATTATTATTGATACGCATAATCATTTGACCTGCTTGCGTCCAACTACCAATAATTACGGCACGAAGGTCCGTGTAACTTTGTGAGATGGAACTAAAATTGACTGAATTGAAACCACCTGAAACAGTAGTAGTTGCAATAGCATCGTAAGTTGCTGGCATTGATTATCCCCTAATTCCATAAAGAGCGATTACTGTTCCAGTATTGAAGGTTGTTGAAGTTGCCGTTACGGTAATTGTTGAAATCGCAGCAGTAGAATTGAATAAACTTGATGCTGATGATATACCAGTTAGGGTATTTGCGGAATCTCCAACGCCAGTAGTGCTTTTGATTGTCTTTAGTTTACTAGTTGAGGTATAATCAACTAGGTCAATAATTGCTCCAACTACAGCAGTTGTCGGAGGGTTTGCATAGGTAACCAACTGGATATTAGAATTGGAAACGCCAACTCCAGAAACCCAAACAGTTCCGCTAAAACCTTCTACGCTATGCTGAGAATAAGAGGCAGTAGTGACATTATTTAGCGTAAGGTTGATATTTCTTTGACCAGCACCAGTGTGTCGGCAATACATACGAAGTTGTAGTGACTTATATGTTTGTGGGATTGAACTAAAAGTAACAGTACCAGTACCACTCGGCACTGATGATGCAATACTGTCAAACGAAGTAGGCACAGCAGGCGTTACGCTGTTAGACGCAGCAGATGCAGTAGATGTACCATTGGCGTTTGTAGCTGTAACTGTAAATGTATAGGCCGTTCCAGCGGTGAGTCCAGACACAGTAATAGGCGACGATGCTGAAGATCCAGTAATAGAACTTGGGCTGGATGTGGCAGTATATGTTGATACTGCTTTACCGCCAGTAGCATTACCTGTAAACGCAACAGAAACGCTAGTACCAGTACCTAAATCTGTAGCAGTGCCGATTGTTGGTGCTTGAGGAACTGTAGTTGCAAGAATGCTATTGGATGCAGCAGAAGCCGCACTTTGTCCGATAGCGTTTGTTGCCCTGACCGTAAACGTGTAATTAGTATTTGACTGTAATCCAGCAACAGTAATAGGACTAGAAGATCCTGTACCTGTATATCCACCAGGGCTTGAGGTAACAGTGTAGCCAGTAATAGGCAAGCCACCCGTCCACGTAGGTGCAGTAAAGGTAACTGTTGCAGCTCCGTTGTTGAAAGCACGACCAGTGCCTACATCGGTAGCAGTGCCGATTGTTGGTGCATTAGGTACTTCACGAGATGATGATGCTACTACTCCAAGGATTCTCATTAGGCTGCCAAATCTCCTATTAGTAACCAAGTATTTGATGTTAGTTTGATAAGAGTTCCAGATGAATACTGTGTGCGAAGGCTCAAGAATGAGTCTGCTGAATAAACAGATACTCCTGCAGCGCCAGCAACTGTAACTTTACCTGCTCCCATTTGAGCCAAGGTAATCTGAGTTCCTACTGGGAATCCAATAGATGCGTTAGTTGGAACAGTAACAGTAATTGGTGAGCCATTAGTAAGCGTTACCACGTCTCCAGCATCAGAGGCAGCAAGAGTGTATGTAGTACCAGTCTGAGCATTGAGAGGTAGTGTTTCGTTGAGTCCAGACTGGAAAGCATTGAGATCGTCTGAAGTTAGAACGTGCTTGACTGTAGCACCACTTGAATGAGAAACAGCACTTGTTCCAGCTCTACCACGAACTACAGTAAATGTATCAGAGGCTGCGGCAGTAATGAAGACAATTTCTTCATTAGCAGTATCTGGATCGATTGCTACTGTGAACTGGTCAACAGCCCCCACAGCCAGAGTCACGCCACCAAGAAGTGCCGCACCTGTACCAGAGGAGACAGTCATTGTTGTATCACCGCTAGATATCGGTGCTGCCAGCGTGGTCTGAACGCTGATGCTAGAAAATAGACGTGTCATTGGCTTTCCTTACTTGGTGTAGTGGATACGAATTGGATACTTGTCAGCTAACTTCAATGCTTCGTCATTGAGTCTCTGCTGGAATAAAGCAAAGACATAACGAGAAGCAGAAGCACCAGAGTTGTATGGGTTCTTGGTGTCATTGAGGTCAGCCTCAGCGCTGGATAGATTGATACGACCAGCGTCAACGAATGATAGAAGTCTGTAGCAGGCACCTAGGACTGTTACATCGTATGTGCTGGCTGGCAATCCTGTGACATCTTCGTAGTCATCTGTGCTGGCATCAAGGGTATTAGGTTCTGTTGTGTACCAGACCTGCACTGTTCTACCAGGCTGAATATTCTCATAGATATTGACTGTGACATTGGTGTTGAATGTTGCGGCATTAGCCATACCATCAATTCGCCAACGGTTGATAGGTAGCCATTCTTGGCTTGAGCCTGTGGTCTGCCACGACATAAACAGAACTGTTTCACAATCATCTGGAAGTGCATAGGTAGTCTGAGATGCGTTGAAAGTAAAGGTTGTTGAACTTACTGCCCATAGTTTCGGGTAGTAACTGTTGATAGTGTCATTGATAGCCTTCTTGATGCTTACTTTAGGGAAGGTAGGAGCTAAGGTAACTGGGGCATATTGGCTGTGTGGTGAGGCTGTGGTGCCTTGGTATCCACGACCAAAGCCTGGGATAACATTGAGTGTATTGCTTGCTTTATCAAAGGAATCAATCCAAATCAATTCGTCGTCAATCTCAATGGTGCCTTTGGCAAGATTGGATTGCGAACCGACCTGTATCTGAGTTGACGTTGTAGTCAAGCCATTAGCGTTAGCAACGTAAGTGATGCGATCTTGACGGAGTGTGTAACCTTGTAGGTTACTCTTTACCTCGTCTATCATCTCGGACAGTGTTGGCATTGTTTCCTTCCGTGTACCAGCCGTCTCCCCACAGGGTTAGTAGCCTGTTGAAGTATTTTTCGTATTGCTTCGCAATAACATCTACGGAGTAAAGCGATACAGCCCTATCCCTAATTGCCTTGCGGTCTAGATTCTTGACGTTCTGTGTCGCCAAGATGAACTCTTCTACGTTACGGCATCTAAAGCCTGTAACGCCCTCTACTACAGTTTCAGTAAATGCACCCCAGTCTGTAGTAATAACTGGAGTTCCGCAGGCTTGTGACTCAATGTTCACATTGCCAAAAGGTTCTATGTACAGAGTAGGTACAAATGTCGCAATGGCATTACCCATCAACTCTGCTCGTTGTTCAGGCCCTACTGTGCCTATGTATTCACCATAGTTCGGGATGTGCTCCCCTGGACCCGCCATAATCAACTTAGCACCAATGGTCTTGCAGATATGTGCTGCAATGTCCACGCCCTTGCGTGGAATCATTCGACCAATGTAAAGGTAATAGTCGCCTTTACCTTCGCCTAGCGGGAACATCTCAGGATCTAAGTAACCTGGAATCACCGCATCAAAGAAACTGCCATCTACTGTGGCTGCATCTTTGTGCTGTGCATAAACGCTGTGCATCCAAGCGTAGGATTCAAAGACTCGGTAGTTAGAAAATACTCCAGAGTATCCAACGCCAAACTCTACTGTCATCATATGTGGCAGAGCTAGAGCAATCGGCTGATGTGAGCCACCTGCGATAACGCAGATGAAGTCTTGCTTCTCTGCTCGCTTGCGGATTTCTGCAACAACCTTCTTGTTGAACTTCTCCCAGTGAGGCAGTCTGTAATTGAACGGTGCCTCTACATATGGCTTGTTACCTACCACGATACGTCGTTGCGTCTCAGTGATGCAGGTAATCAGTTCATCTACATCGGCTTCATTCTCTTCGCCAGCATAGAGATAAACTGTATGACCTAGACTTTTCATCATATTACAGAAGCGCCTAACCTTTTCGGTATAGGCGCAACCTGCAAATGCTTTAGTTACTTGGGTATGTGGTAGTGCTACGACGTGGAATCTCATACCACAATCGTATCAAATTGTCTACGCTGACAAGTCTCCTACGGCTACCCACGTGTCGGTTCCACGCTTGATAAGGGTTGCTGAGGACCACTGTGCTCTGAGTTTGAGACCAGGCGTAGCGTTGATAGTAACGCCACCTGTAGCCACAATCGTTGTCTGACCAGCGCCAGTTTGAAGGATGCTGATTTGAGTTCCGATAGGGAACGCAACAGATGAGTTGAGTGGAACTGTCAGGTTATTAGCAGAAGCATTACTGATTTCTACTAACTTGGAAGCATCTGCCAGAACTAAGGTATATGAGACTGTTTGAGAGTTGAGAGTAAGAGTTGGGTCGCCGTTAGGACCAGTAGGTCCAGTCGGACCTGTCGGTCCAGTTGCACCAGCGGGGCCTGTTGCTCCTACAGGACCAGTTGCTCCTGTGGCTCCAACGGCTCCTGCAGATCCTGCGGGTCCCGTAGGTCCAGTTGCGCCAGTTGGTCCAACGTCTCCAGTTGCGCCGACAGGACCAGTAGCCCCAATAGGACCAGTGGGACCAGTAGCACCAGTAGGGCCAATATCACCTGTAACACCTTGTACTCCTTGTGGACCAGTGGGTCCTGTAGCACCAATAGGACCAGTCGGTCCAGTAACACCCTGTGGTCCAGTAGGACCAGTCGCACCGATAGGGCCAGTAGGTCCGACGATGCCCTTAGATACGATTACTAAAATTAGATTTGCATTATTAGAAAAGCCTGTAGTTCCAGTTCCACCAGATGCAAGAAGTGTTACTGGTACCTCTACATAATCATTCGGGAAGATTGTGATAGCAGATGAGACTTCCCACTTTTGATAGTTATTAGAGTTACCGCTATCTTGGATAACAAGAATATCGCCAACGCTCAGTAACGCAAGGAATACATCAACGTCAATACTGTCAGCATTGATATGATCGATATTGATTTGAGTTGCCGAAGTCTGAGTAGCGTTATTCCAAAGCAGGAATGTATCTCCTGGTGAACCGCTTGTGGCGGTTGTCTTAGCGATGTAATCGTAGTAACTAGAGGACTGTCCGTCTGCTCCTGTAGGTCCAGTAGCACCTGTAGCACCTACTGGTCCAGTGGCTCCAGAAGGCCCTGTAGGGCCTGTAGCACCGATTGGGCCTGTAGCACCCTCTGGCCCTGTTGGTCCCGTCGCTCCGACGGGTCCTGTGGCTCCTATAGGGCCTGTAGCACCTGTATCACCAGTTACGCCTTGCGGTCCTGTAGCACCAACTGGTCCTGTCGGTCCAGTCGCTCCCGTGTCGCCTGTAATTCCTTGAGGTCCCGTAGCACCTGTTGCTCCCGTTGGACCCGTATCTCCTGTAACGCCTTGTGGTCCTGTTGCCCCTGTCGCGCCAATAGGACCTGTTGGTCCCGTCGCGCCAGTCGGACCAGTAATTCCAACATCACCTGTTGCTCCTGTCGGTCCTGTTGCCCCTGTCGGGCCAGTAGCGCCAGAAGGTCCAGTAGGACCTGTGGCACCAGTAGGTCCTGTCGGACCTGTAGGACCAGCAATACCTTGACCGCCTTGCGGTCCTTGATCGTTTGATAACTCTACCGCTACTTGCGGTGTGATGGACTCAATGACAATGATTGTTGTGGTCACGATGTAGTCACTGCTCCTGTCACTATGAACTTACCTTCAAGGATTCTTGTTACTGTAGAACCAGAATCTAAAACTAAATCGTATGAATAACGGGCAGCCGATATTGCCCCTGTTATTGTTGAACTAAGCGTCACTGTAACTCTGCCATTAGGTGCATCAAAGGTCATTCGACCATTGGCAGTAGATGCTACGACAGTGGTTGTAGATGCGCCTACGAATGGGCGTACTGTCATTGTTCCTGTGTAACCTGCTAGGCTCCAAGGAGTACCATCATTGGTAATCTGGAACTGAAAAGTAAATGTAGTTGCTTGGTCGCAAACAAGATTATATTTAGCACTCATCAGGAGGACACTCCTCTGAGAGCCTGCGCTGCAGCCAGTCCAGAAGTAGAAGCGAGCTGGTTACATACCCCAGTAAAATCAAGCCACTTACTCTTATCAGTGTTGCCAGCAATTTGATTCAGCACTCCTACTGTGTCTGTAACTGTAGTGGTCACTGTACGAGCCGTAGCCCATTGCTGGGCTGCTAATGCCATATCAACCATATCGCTCATCAAGCGATAGGTGCCGCCATTGGCTAGACGATTGAGTTCGTCATTGAGCGTTGTGCCGTAAACTCCTAGTGCCACTTATGTCTCCTACTTCTTTTTCTTTGCTACTGCTGCGTTATCTACCAGATTCGGATATGGACGACCTGCTGCTTTAGCGCGTTTCTTTGCTGCGGTCTTCTGTGCTGGTGTTAGTTTCTTAGATGTTTTCTTAGGATTCTTTGTATCCCAAAATGCTTTCTTCTTCACCACTTCACCTTATCTGCCCAATATGCGGCGCTCATCTTGCCTTTAGCAATGTTCTTTGCGTGACGTGCCTTGAATGACTTTTGCCGTTTCGTAGGCTGTCTATCGCCTGTTACGCCTTGTTGTCCGAATCGGATTGTCTTGACTTGACTTCCCTCTTTGGCAACGACGACGTGGCTCTTAGTTGGGTGAGAAGGCGTACGCTTGGGTTTGTTGAAGCCCGCAACGCCAGCTCTTGCAAGACGCGGATCACGCTTTGATTTTCTTTCCATACTCTCCATACTTTCCTAGCACAGCGCGAACTGTGCCATTCTTGTTGAGTCTGACGACCATCCCGTCTTTGATAACTACAGAGTTGAACTTCTCACGTCGGCGGTATTGACCCGACGACATTACTTCTTCTTTGCCTTCTTCTTAGCCTTGGACATTCCTGCTTCAGAAAGAGCGATGGCAATAGCCTGCTTCTTGGACTTTACTACTGGTCCCTTTTTACCTGAGTGAAGGGTTCCACCCTTGAACTCACGCATTACTTTGGCAACCTTCTTAGCGCCTTTTGCTTTCTTCATTATTTGCCCTGCTTTGGTGCTGGCTTACCCATTGCCCCTGACATCAATTTGTCATAGGTCATAAACGGCTTATCATTGGTATCGCTAGGCCAAGGTAGGAAGTCTTCTTCCATCTCGTACTGCTTTGGGTCATTTGCTGGCATTTTAGTTCTCCTTGAGAGTCATTGTATTTCCATCAAAAGCCTTACCGCTTTCGTTGGAAAACTTCATTGCGGCATCTATATCTTTTTGCTTGGTGGAGATTGGTTCGACTCCCTGACGTACCGCGTCGTAATAGGAGTTTACTTCTTTGTCCCATTTGATTTCTTTACTTTTATCCCAGTGTTGCCGAGTAGGGAAGCACCCTGCAAAGTTAGGCATATTGATTGCTCTGACCATCTCGTTATCACAGGTAGGGCAAATCTCTTTTCTTTCATATTCTGCGTAAGACTTAGATATTTCTTCTTGTACTTCGCAGGTCTGGCAAATGTAATCGTATCTAGGCATAGTTACACAATCGGTGTTAGGTAGTCGGAATAGCCTGCATCAATAAAGATTTGGGCTTCTTGGTCACTAATAATAGATTCAGTTCCGCCAAGATAATAGGAGTCAGCAGCAGCCAGTGTGTCTTGGCTTGGTGTCTGCTCTACAGTCACTGTCGTTCCATTGACGATGAATGTATAGCCACGTGGGATATCTGTCAGGTATGGGTTAGTAGTTCCAGTAATTGAACCGCCAGTAATAGGCTTACCAGCAAGGCGTGAGTATGGATCGTAGGTGTTATATCCTGCGCCCCAAGTTTCCCAACGCCAAGGTGTTGTCAATCTGTAACTCATCTTTTCCTTTCCTAATTTATTCACCACCAAGCAGGGTTGCCCCTGCTTGATAGACAACAAACTAGTTGATTGTTGTTGCAGTCTCGATGCGGTATAGAGCCGCTTCACGGAGACGGTTCCAGCCAGCGAAGGTGTACCAGCCGATGGTGCGGAAACGACGGAGTGCGTCGATTTCTGGACCGATAACGACTGAAGTATCCTGAGCAAGGGCTTCAGCAAGTGCTTCACGACCAGCGACAACTGCGCTGTATACGTTTACGGAAGCAGAATTTACTGCGGATGGAACGCGTGGTGTCTCAACGATGTAAGCACCTTCCAACGCTCCGACTGCACCAGCGACGAACGGGGTGCGCTCGACGTATTTGGTGAGTTCCTGGAATCCACCAGTTCCCGCTTCAGCGCGGAGATCCGCAGACTGACGTGGGTGGAGGTATGCAGCATAAAGTTCGCCAATACGAGGAACTGCCTTGTTGGTACGGAGTTGAACAACAGCCTTACGAATAAGAGCAGTTGTCATTGTTCCAGAGGAAGTAACTGTGTTAGGGCTTGATGCTGTGCCACCGTAAAGAACGTTTGAACCGCCAGTCAAAACGCCTGCTACAACTGTGTCGATAGAATCGGCAGCGTTGTAAGCAATGATATCAGCAAGTGCTGCATCTACGTCGTTGAAAGAAGTGAGGTTCAACTTCTTGGTGGTTGTTACGGCTGAGCCGTATTCATTGAGTGTAACAGTAACCTGATTTGGGTTACCAAGTGCGATTGAGGAAACATCAGAAGTTTCTGTCAAAGTACCAGTCGCTGTTGCGAGATCTGAGTAGATGGAGAATACAACTGACGAACCTGGCATTGCTTGCTGTACTGGCTTTACATCAGCCAACGCACGCATCACAGGGATGGAGCGAAGAGCCATACGAACATACTGATCGTACGCACTCTGTACAAGGTTTTGCATTGACGAAACTTGCGTCAACGTACCTGTAGGGACTGCCATTTACTTGCCTTTCGGTTAGGTTCGAATTAGAGTCCAGACTGTCTAATGATTTCATCCAACTCTTCGCGGCTATTAGCGTTCATCAAACGACGATGAATGTCTGCTTGGAACTCAGGAGTAGCTCCCTGTTCTACAGCATTGGTCATCCGTTGATAAGCCTTAGCCTGTGCTGGGTCAACATTAGGTGTTGCCTGGTTTGCCTGAGTCTCTACACCGAATACATCGGCGTAATTCTCAAGCCATTTTGATACAGACTCCTCAGTTGGGTCTATATCCTGTGGGATAAACGCTGCAATTTTGCTGTTTACCCCGCGACTAGCGAGGGCATCTTTGATTGCTCGTTCTCTGTTTGCTTTTGCAAGTGACTCATACTGCGCCTTTAGTTCGGCGAGTTCTTTGTCTTTTTGCTTTGTTGCTTTACGCAACTGCTTGACGAGATCATTACTGGTATCAGTATCAAAGTCGTCGTCTTCGTAGTCGTAGTTGGACATAGGTCCTTCTCCCTTGTTAGTTGGTTTCGTAGACCTCATACAGATTCGGGGACTTTCTGTATGGCTTCTACTACTGGTGTTTGTGTCGCTCTAACGGGCCAGTCGTTCCGTTAGCAGGCTTAGAATTGACCAGCTCTCTCGCGCCCTAGCGCTGTGCCAGCCATACCGCTTGTGCCAGAGAATGATGCTTGCTCAAGCGCTGTTAGTTTCCTACGCTGCTTGGCTGCCTCTGTTGAACCAGAAAGTCCAAAGACTTCCTGCTCTGCGGTTGTTTGTGTGTATTCGGGTTGTCCATAAATAGAAGCGAGTTGACCGCCTCGTGGAAGAATATCTGCGATTGTTTGGAAACCTTGTTGTGCTTGCTCCTTGGTAACTCCATAGGATGCAAGTTCTGTTGCACGCTCAAGACCTGTTGCAAGGCCAGCAATCTTTGCGCCTGCTCCGATTTCAGCAGCAGTAATCTTGCGTTTGAGTTCTGGCAATGCGCTCTTAGGATCAAGAACATAGGCAAGAACATCACCATTAGTAATGCCAGGATAGAACTGCTTGAGGGTTGCAGCAACCTCTGGGTTAGCATCAAAGACTCGTGACTGTGCAGTCTGGATACGGTCTTCTAGTTCGACAGGTGATACGTCAAAGCCAATGAACTTCTCAAAGCCTGCCTGTGTTCCTAGGTCGCCCTTCTTGTAATAAGACTCTGGCATACCGTAGCGGCGCATAATGTCTTGGTACTGGTCTTCAAGACCAATGTACTCAGCTTCTGATAGCGCACGAAGACCTTGATTGACACGGGTCGCATTAGCAGCAAAGCGCTTCTTGTAGGCATCTGTTTCACGAAGGCGGAGTGTGAACTCTGACGGAGATACACCTTCTTGAATTAGATTCTTGAGTGGTTCGACAAGAGACTGTAGTCCATACTGAGCAAACTGAGTATAGAGCAAATCGTATGCAGACTGACGCTGGCCCTTTTGTGTATCAAGGTTTGCCTGATACGCCGTATACGCGTCTGCATTAGTAAAAGACTTGCCATCCGTAGCGGTATATGTTGCTACTCCAGGAGTATTAGAGCCTGGTTTATTATCGCCACCAGGAGTTGATGTTGGACTGTACGAAATTAGATTTCCGCCATCTTCAGTAAATCCAGCGCCAAACTCTGATGAACCGCTTATAGCCTGACCATAAGCGCCCTTTTGAGAGACGCTTAGTCTGGAGTATGTCTTGCCAGTTCCTGGGTCTTTATATTGAGTAACCTTGTAGCCAAGTAAGTTTTCTGGGTTACCAAAGAATCCTCTGTACTTCTCTGGAAGTTCAGTAGCGGCTGTAAAGCCTGGTGGTAATACTTGTTCTGCCATTGTTACCCCTGGAATCCGAAGTTACGTGCAACTGTTAGTACGCTATTTGAAACATCTTCACGAGCGTTATTGGTGTACTGCCAACGTGGGTCCTTGCGAAGCATACGTTGATACTCATAAAGAGAAACTTCTTTGTCTGGCCCGATACCCATACGAAGTGTTGGGTCATTGAGAGTAATTGACTCTGGGCTTACTTCAAGTGTTGCTGCCATAATTCTCTTGTAAGGACTGTAGATAGTCTCAAGGTCTACGCCTTGGTCAAGAAGACTTGCTACTCTGTCTGGCAGACCAGCCTTGGCTGTGTTACGGATGACGCTCTTGAATGTCTCAATAGACTCACCCTTGGCAATCTTGTCGAGCCACGTATCTACAGAGTCCTTGAATACTGTGTCAAGGTCAAAGCCATTAGCACGAGCTACTGCTCGTAGAGTCGTTAGGTTCTGTCCTGCAGCACCACCGACAATACCTTTGCCAGCGCCGAATGTTCCAGCGCCTAGGATTGCATTACGAATCTTGACTGCATCATCTTCGTTGGCATAGTCATAGATACCAGCAGCAATAACTCTTAGGTCATCATCGCTAATCTGTCTGCCCAGTTTAGTTGCATTCTCACGTAGAAGTTCAACTACATCTTGTATGCCGCGACCATAGGTAGACGTACGATTGAGTTCTTCAATCTTAGCCTTGTATTGCGGGTCATCTGTCTTGAGTTTCTTGACGAGTGCATCGTATTGACGCTTCTCAAAACCGCGTTGACGGATAGGTCCAGAGTTAGTCTTATACCACGTTGTGTTCTGCAAAAGATTGATGAATTGGTCTTCATCCATATCATCTTTAGCAGTGGTAGGATCTCCGATAGAGCGAATAAGAAGATTCTTGAGTTCTTCATTGCTTGCAAAGATTTCATCAATACCGCCATATAGCTTGACGGCCTCTGCCATAATTTTTTCAAACGGAGTTGCAGTAGGTGTTGTTGGCATTACTGGCTTTGCAACGCCCATAGATGCCTGGTCACCTGCAACTGCTGCGGCAGGATTGAATCTGCTACCACTAGTAGTTCCTGGTCCAGTTGGCCCGCCAGTAGGAAACTCTGGCATAGTTCCCTTTGTTACTGTTCCACCTTTAGGTCCCTTGACCTCTTTGGTTGTAATAGCAGTTACTGCCTGACCGCTGGTATCCCACTTCTGAGTACCAGATTCCCAGTTACCTGTAACGGTATTGAACTTGGCCTCTTTAGGTACACCTGTTGGACGATTATCTTTACCTACTTCAGCAAGACCTTCTCTAGCAGTATCGCTTTCTTCTTCAAGTTTTCTGATTGCTGCTTCAATAGAACTAGTGTCTTGACCCTTGTCTTTAGCACGAGATAGGTCATCTTGAAGACTCTTGATTCTTGCAGCGTTGCTCTTTAGTTGCTTGTTGTATTTATTACGCTCAGAAGTTTCTTTTTCTGTTGTAGTCTTCTTGAGTGATATAGACTTGTACAGAGCCAAGGAATCATCAACGGCCTGCTTCTTAGCATTACGATCCTTGAGAAGAGTCTGATAGTTTGCAGATGTTCTAGGAGTCTCGTTTAGTAATGACTCAGCCCGCTGGAATGCAAAGCGTGCTACGTTGTAAGCATCGCTAGCCTGCGATACTGTAGTAATTGCTATAGGCGCATCTGCTTGTTCTGGAGCATTTGGCTTAGGTTGTGGGATTTCAGCAACTTGCCTGAACTTGCCATTCTCTACGTAGCCTACAAGGTCACCAGTAAGAGTTGAGTAGACTGCCTGCTTGCCACCCTTGAGGGTGACTGTTGAAGCAGACCACGTATACTTTGGTAACTTATCTGCCATTAGCTAACACCTAGCGCTCTCTTGAAAGCATTGTAAAAACCAAAGACCTTGTTAGCCTTAGCCTCATCAGTCTTGGCAATCTGCTGGAATAGATACTCTTTTGGTGAGAAGGCTGGAGTCACTTCTTGGAATGTTGTTTCACCCTGTGGGGTATATGTAGTCTCAGCAAAACTGCTTGGCTTTGCCAAGCGTGCATTGATTTTTTCAGACCACTTTGCAATTTCATCGGCAGTAGCACCACGACCAGTGTATGAACGGACTACTTCATCGATTGTAGATTCAAGAGTTTCAGGACGGATATTAGTCTTTGTGATGTATTTAGACGCTTTACGTTCTCCACCACCAGTGCCAGCAGAACGCTGACCTAGGAATGTATTGAGGTCAATAGTTCCAGTCTCTAAAGCTGCTGGGTCATTAGTACGAAGATAATTGATTTCAGCACTAAGGTCGCTAGAAGCATCTAGGAAAGCCTGACGTACTGAAGCGTTATATTGGTCAGTAACAGGTGTCTGATAACCAGCGTCCTTGAGTTTCTGTGACAAAGCACGACGCATAGCAGGGGACATCTTGCGGTATTGCTCGACGAGTTGCTTTTGGCTTGAGACAGTGAACTGTGACTGCTTGGCTATACCACCTGCAAGTGGGACTCGTGCGCCCCTTGGGTCTGGCGTTGATGATGTAATGATGCCAGTTCCAGAAGCACGACCAGTTGGGTCAAAACCTTGTAGGCTCACTTAGTCTCCTCTCAAGAAGTTACTAAACAGGATGTCATAGACACCGCTAGCGTTTGGATTTGAAGCTGCAATATCTTGCATTTCAGCAAGTGTTGCTGTACGAAGAATCTCACGTGCATTGATGTCTGATTCGCTACGGCTGTTATAGACCGTATCAATCTGCAACTTGTAGTCATCGTATAGTTGGACCATCTTGCGGATAGCATTAGCCGCTGGTGAAACTATCTTGGTTTCATCAAGCATTGTTTTGAGATCTTTATAGGCAGCCATACGCTTGACGTTGTTAGCTGCAGAGTTAGCAAACTCTTCTTGCAGAAGCGGTCTGGTCTGCTTGAACTCTCTAGACCAAGCGTCCCAAGCCTCATTGAGTTGCTTGCGCTCGCGGTCGGTTCTGACATTCTGAAGCGCCTCTTCATACTTATCGCGCTGAATGTAATAGAACTGCTTGGACTTTGCTACAAAAGTTTCCTTGAGGAAGTCACCAACGAGTTTAGTCTCGCGGTATCCATTGTCCTTGAGGAACTGGTAGGCCTCCCACGAGAATGTTCCAGACTGTGGTATCAAGAATGCTGCACCTTCTGGATATTTCTTGATAAGTTCGCTGTTGTCGTCGACCCAGTTTGCTGCCGCATTGGATGTCTTGACTCGTGCTTGGAATACAGGGTCAGATTCGTTGATAACATACGGAACTTGCTCTGGGTAATACTTGACCCAATCTGCCATAGCATTTCCAACAGGATCATTGGTATCGCTGTATTGGTCAATCAACTTGGAGAATACTTGCTTGAAGTTGACGCGACCATTATCACGAACCCAGTCAGCCATATCGCTCTTGAGCGTTGTGGTTGGTGATGCTGGCGAAATAAAACCTAGAACGAAACGAGTACCTAGGATTGCTGTAATAGTTGACTTCAACTTCTTCTGGTATTCAATAAGTTCACCAGGAGTTGCTGTTGCTGATGGCGTATGACCGCCTGCCTCTAGATAGGTAACCGCCTTGCGGAAAGCTGAAGCGTATTGACTATCGCGCTCATCCTTGTCAAGGGTAGCGAGAAGACGATTGACGTGGCCTGGCAATGCAGACTGGAAGAACGACTGTCCTTCTCCAATTTCACCAATCGTGTACTGCTCTGTTGATTTGATTTCCTTGGCAACCTTAGCCATTACAGGAATATCAGATTCAGAGAAGAATCCTGCGATGTTATAGATAGTCTTGAGTGTCAGTCCAGAAAGCGGTCCTGAGAATGTGGGTAACCACGAGTCAGGGTTTGCAGACGGTGTAAGCATCTTGAGAGATGAACCGAATTGCAATGGCATTGGCGCTACGAACTTGTCTCCAAGACCAAAGACGTTGAGCATCTTATTGACTGCACCATACGCTGGAGCCAAACCTGGATAGATGAAGTAAGCCTCACCTTGGTCGTCACGTTGAACGAACCCTGAGTGGCTTACGCCTTCGTATGTCAAGGCAATCTTCTGTAGGGCCTCTGGGTTGTACTTGACTGTGCGGTATGCACGGCGGTAAGCATCTTCTGTTGCGCGATAGAAACGTGCAAAGTTACGCATTGACCACGCCATCTGTGTACGAACGGCTGGATTATCTACGAATGCCATCACTCGCTCAATAGCAAGGTTCTGTGACATCTCAATAATCTGCTGAGTCGCAGCCTTTTCGCCTACCTTCTTCGATAGGTCATCAAGGAATGGTTGAAGATCCTTGCGAATATCAAAAGCAGCATCAAGAACTAACTGGTCACGTGACAAACGTGCGTTTGCATCTCCAAGCCAGTCCCATAGACGGGTGTTCAAGTCAGAAATAATGTTTTTTGACTGTGTTGCTGGTATGAAAAGCGGTCCAGTAATGGTCGCTGGTACATCTGCACGACCCTTTGGTAGCCATTCAAGGCTAAACTCTTTCATATTGATAGCGTAATCGCCATCATCCTTGAGAGTTACAAGTTTATTTAGTAGGTCATCGTTGATACTGCCATCTGCTTTACCAAGCATCGTAGCCAAATCATCATAGATGACTGCTGCGTGCTGTTGAGATGTGTATGTTTCATCAACGTAGCGGTCAAAGCGCGGCTTCAAACTAGCAATTTTCGGGTCTGTATCAATTATCTTAGCAAAAGCGTTGATGAAGCCTGTGCGGTCACCTTTATACTCAGCAAGAAGTTTCAATCCTGCAGAGCCAATCTCATCATTTGCCTTGGCTGCAATCTGGAAAGCCCAAGCAAGACGACCTTCTTGACTTAGTGGTGAAAGTTCCGTAAAGGAACCGTACGCACGCTTGTAAGCCTCGCCATCTACCTCAAAATCTACGACCTTACCGTGCTTACGGCTGAGGCGCTTTGCGCGAGAAAAGAAATCATTACCAGCATTGAGGTTGTACGCGCCTTCAGATGCACCTTTGAGAAGGTTCTCGTAGTCGCCATACATTGCAAACTCATAGGCATAGCGGTCAAAGTCGCTACCAAACTTACCCATCTGGGCATCGTTGAAGTTTTCACGAAGTAAGGCTTCTGCCATTACCTTGCGCTTGGCTTCTTCCTTCTTGGCAGGTGATTTGAATACATCATCTACCTTATCCCAAGTCTTAGTTGTCGCATTCCAGCGTAGCTCAGATCCGCTATCAATAGCGTTCATACGAGCCAATAGATTGTCTTTGTCCTTGGCTTTTGCATAACGGTTGAGAACTGCAAAGTTCAAATCTTCACTAGCCTGAATGACTTTCTTTGCAACACCTCTTGCCTTGACGATATCTTTCGCACTGCGAATTACGCCTCGTCCGTTAGCAAGACCGAATAAATAATCTTCGATTGCGTTACGTAGCGGGAATCGAGGACCTGCAAGAGTACCTGTTACGAATGTAGATACTGCATCATCTGCAGCCTTGGAGTATTGCATACCCCAGGCCTTTGCTAAGAACCCATCACGAGCGCCAAACTTATCTAACTGCTCTGGTGTAATAAATGCTAGGCGATCATTGAGCTGATAAGCATAGGCAGCAGAATCAACACCATTGATTTGTGATGGAATAACTCCATCTGGATTATCTGGCGTAATAGCGCGGTTAGTATAGACAGCATCGCGTCCTACTGCACCGAGAGATTCTAGAAGTTTGCGTCCACCTTGTGTGCCGCGTAGTCCACGTAGTTCACCTACAGCAGACTGTAGACCAATAAACATCTCACGACGCTGACCGATATTGGCCTGCTTGTAAGCATCGCCAAGGATACGGCTTGAGTAACGTCCATATACAAGACGTGCGTAACGCTCAAAGGCTAGCGCTGACTTCTCTGATGCGAAGTTGCCTAGTTCATCCATATCTGGAATGAGAGCAAACTTACGAGTAAAATTATCTAGACGCTTATTGATTCCAGCGATAGAGAAACGAGCAAGTTTCTGCTCTGATTCTGCCTTGGTAATGCGTTCAGCAGTTCTAGCACCTGCTGCAACAGCAGACTCGCCTTCACGTCCAAGAAGAGAACGACGTGCGGCCTCTAGGCTTGAGATGCCTTGGGCATCTGCCTCGTCAAATACGATGTTACGCAAGAAGTTTGCAGAGTCTGTATTTAGATCAAAGACTGCTCCAGCTTTGTCATAGACCGCAAGTTTAGCCTTGCGTGCTGGTGACAAGATAGGCATAACCTTGGTTCTAAAACCAGGCTGTCCATAGAAAATTGGCTCAATACGCTGGGCGTTAGAGAGAAAAGCCTTAGCAGTGTTGACATCAAGGATTCCGCCAAAGTCTTCGTTAGCAAACTTGATGAGAGCGCTGTCTACGCCATTCTCAGCAAAGGCTGGATTGAGAGCGCGTAGGCGACCTGTTGCTTGCCCAATCTTTTCTGCGTTATTAGCAATGCGAGCGTCGCGCAAATCTTTTGTAGTCTTTGTAAACTCTGTCCAGAAGTTCTCAATGTTTCTATTCTTGAAGGCATCTTCTACCTTCTCAGCAGTACCGACCGTCTTATCAAGAGCATACTTCATACCTAGATAACCCTTGCGAGCTTTACCAAGTAAAATGGTTGGGTCTAAAACAATACGGAATGCGGCATCTGTAGTGCCTGAAATCCAAGAATAAAGTCCAGACTTACCCTCTAAGTCATCTGGCAAGAACGCATTAGCAACTTGACGACCTGGAGAATACTTAGCAGCATTGACTTTTGCTACTGCTTCTTCTGTAAGTTTGTCGCCTTCTTTAGAACCAGCGGCAAATGCAAGGGCCTTCTCATTCTCAGTCTGTGCTTCACGAATGATTTGGTCTAGCGGAATGCCTGCAGAAATCTTCTTAGCGATATTTGTACGGTCACGACCGTAAGTCTTCTCAACTTTTTCAATTCTGCCAGGGTTGAATACCTGCTCACCATTGGCACCAGAACGCTGAAACGCATCTCCAAGATCTACGCCTTCGGAAATACCGATAGCACCAACACGATACGCACGCGTTACTTGGTCTGATGCCCACCCTGCTGCCTTGAATACAGCCTTGATTGGTTCTACAACAGGACGCGAGATGATGTATGCGGCTTGACCGATAAATCCACGCTTGGGATCTGTGTCATCAATACCACCAAAGAAATCTGCCTGTGCCTTTTGTTGGTCAATAGGCAACTGATTATATTCAGCAGCACCAACAGATGGCGGCAGGTTATTGAGCCGCACGTGCTGTGAGTACATATCTGTAAGCGAGTTGATTTTCTGAGTCTGTTGAGGAGTCAGATTTGCTCGCTTAGCAGCTTGATATATATTTCCCTTATTGATGTTTTGGGACATTACAATCCTCTAGCTACGGCCTGCTCGTATAAAGCAGCAATTTCTCCATTGGTATCGTATTGAACCATTGTGGCAAGGATGGATGAAAGCGATTCTGTTTGTTGTGGAATCCCAAGAACCTCTGGTCCAGGACCAGGGCCTTGTGCAATACCAGATGTCACAGGTTCATCTTGACGTTGCGATGGAGCGTAAAGCTCTGTTATTGGTTCACGTGTTGCAGCTTCACGTACTTGCGAGGATGGCATACCGCGAACATCTGGTGTCTTTGCAAGAGGCTGTGCTTCTCTGAGCATCTTATCCTCAATACCTTGACCATAGTAATCTGATTGGAAGTTGAGTTGATCTGTACGTGTGGAAAATGGCCCAGGACCTGCCACTCCAGCCAGTGGATTTACTGGTTGTTCAGCCATTACCGTCCTCCATCTTCTCTAAATCTGATGTGAATTGTTCCCATACTCTGGAAACTTTTGTTTTTCTATTTGCGTTATACACTGCTAAATCTAAAAGTTCTGAGGCGAGCATCTCTATGGCTCGCGTTATATTTACAAAGAAACCTGATAAAACTACAAGAAAATCTGCGGGAGTAACAGAGCGTGGTACGTAATCTTCTTCGTTATCCACGCTCTGTCCTCTCTAAATTACACTAAGCCTTCTTGCCTTTACGAGCCTTAGCTGCATAACCAAAGTCAACTTTGCCGCCTTTTGGCATTGGAGCCTTCTTTGAGCCTTCTGTTGGCTTCTGGACTGAAGCCTTTGCACGACCACCTTTTTTCATTTCACACCTCCCTACCCTGCAATAGATGCGAGTAACGTAGCAATGTCTGGACGAGAGCCAGCAGCAGGGGCCGCACCCATTTGTTCTGGAGTTGGCTGCGAGGCAGGAACGGGGGCCATACCTGCTGCTGGAACTTCTGCGCCCATTGGCACTTCTGGTTGTGGTTCTGGTGCAAAGACCTTCTCCACAATAGTCTCTAGTTGTAAACCTTTTTGACGGCCCTTGATTACTTCGGCGATTCGGGAAACGATCTGAGAAGGATCTTGACCTTGTGCTGCAATCGCTGGAATTGCCTGGGCGTACTGAGCAACAGCAACACGGAGAGAATCGCGCATCTCTTCAATATCCACACGCTGTTCTTCTTGAGTGACATTTAGCTCCATTGGGATTTCGCGGCGTACATAATCACGTGATACAAGTTTATCGCTACGCATCTGTAGCAAAGCAATGATGGCGTTGTTTGGATTCATACCAGACATAATGCCGTAACGAACATCTACGCCGTACTCACCAGCAATAGCTCGACTTGGTACATACTTCATATTGAATGGCGTACCGTCATCTACACCTTTGATTTCCTTGGTCATATTGCCAAAGATTTTCTCATCTGTTTCAAAGCAGAGAGAAACAAGTTCAGTAAAGAGGCGTGCAAACTGTGCTTGCGCTGCACGTACTTGTGTATCAAAGCCAGCCTGAAGTGCTTGAACTCCACGACCTGTAATGATTGATGCGTCGATGTTACCTGAGCGTACCTCTGGATAACGAGCACCTAGACGTAGTTCACGCTCTAGTACGCCAGATTCTGTAAAGACTCCGTTAGGAAGTTCTAGTGGAACACGGCGGATTGCCTGTGGATTAGCAGAACGCATAATCGCATCAGGGCCGAGTGCAAGTTCTTGTACATCTTGCGGAATAGCAATAGGAGCCTGAATGGATTTCTCTGCTGCTTGGATTTGCAATACTGCAAAGCGAGCACGAGCAAGTTGTACAGCCAAGATATCATCAAACTGACCGCGTGCTTCTCCATCAATAGATGAACGAACAGCCACACGTGCCATACATTTGCCAGTTGGGTTTGGCAAGTTAGATAAAACTAAGTTCTCACGATCTGGCAAGAAGACAACATCTTGGTCTTTGTCGTGGTAACGAACCATTGAGATATAAGGGCTGCCCATTGTGAAGGAAGTTCTAGGCATAATCTGAGATGCAAACTCTGGATACTGCGATGCCAATGTTTCAGCATCGGTCTGGATAACCTGAGTCAAAGAAATCGTACGACCGAATCTGTCAATCTCTGGGTAAACGCCAAATGGATTGAGCAAGCGGATAC